GCCGGAGATGCCACCAATAGGTAGTCTTACTATTATGTTATCAGAACCAAGGTTATATTTTTTAGATGTTGCCGGGCATAGGGTTCAGTTATCCACGGAACAGTTACAGAATCAGACTTTGTTTCAACGGGCTTGTATGGAACAGATTTTAGAAATGCCCCCACCTATGCGGCCTAACAAGTGGCATCAGACTGTCTCACAGTTGTTGAAAGATTCGACTAAGCTAGAGGTGCCGGAAGAATTAAAGATCTCTGGTCAGTTCTTAGAGTTATTACGTCAGTATTGCACAAGCCGTATCCGTGCTATGCATCCCGAGGAATTGTTACATGGTAAGCCATGGACAGATGAGGGTATGACGATGTTTACTATGGCAGGACTAATGGAGTTTCTTCACAATCGTAGGTTTACACATTTCAGCCGTGCCCAGGTTCAAGAACAGTTGAAGAAATTAAACAAGAACCAGGAGTGTAGTGGTCACAAGGGAGTAAACAAAGAGGGTGGTGATAGAACTACTGTCAGAGTTTGGTGGGTACCAGAGTTTAAGGAGGAAGAAGTGAAACTAGAAACAGAGGAAATGGACAATGAAGAAATACCCTTCTAAGCTAATGAAGATTAGCGATATAACGGAATGGTTAAACGTATCTGAATCAGCCATATACAAGTGGGTGAAGGAGGAACGGTTCCCAAAGCCTATTAAGTTTGGTGATGATGCTACAAAAAGAATGTCTTCAAGGTGGGTCAGAGAGGACATTGAGAAGTGGTTGGAGTCAAAATCAAAAAAAGCTAGAAGTGTTTTTGAATGATAGAGAATAGTAAACTAATACTAGGGCCTCCCGGTTGCGGCAAAACCTATGCCTTAATTGAAGAGGTCAAGGGTGCTATCGCAGATGGTATTAGCCCTTCTCGTATTGGAGTTGTTTCTTTTACAACAAAAGCTATTCGAGAGTTTATAGATAGAGCATGTGTTGTTTTTCCTTCTCTGACCAAGGATGACTTTCCTCATTTTAAAACTCTTCATGCTACCGGGTTTCACGGATTAGGCTTACAGTCTTCAGATGTTGTATCAAGAGAGGATTATAAAAAGCTTGGAGAAATCTTAGGGGTAGATTTTCAAGGCGCAGATTCTACGTCTGTAGATGATGGAGTTCTTATTCCAACTATCGGTGGGTCAGGAGCCAAGTATCTTCAGATGATTATGCGTTCAATCTATAGAGAGGTTTCTCTTCAACAGGAATACAGTTACACAAAAGATTATTCTTTGTTTTACGAGAAGTTAGTTCAGATAAAGAAACAGTTAGATCAGTATAAAACAGTTTCTATGAAGCTAGACTTTTCAGATATGATTTTAAAATACGTTGAACAAATCGATCCACCTTATTTAGATCTTTTAATTGTGGATGAGGCACAGGATTTAACTCCTCTTCAATGGACAATGGTAAAGAAGATGGCGGGTAACTCTGGTGAGGTGGTTATTGCAGGTGATGACGACCAAGCTATTCATCGGTGGACAGGCGTAAACGTCCAGAGATTCAACTCTTCTTCTGATAAGGTAAAGGTACTCAAGAAGTCTTTTCGCCTACCACGAGCCGTCTGGGATGTGTCTCAACGCATTTCTAAACGTATCCCTAATAGAATACCAAAAGAGTTTTATCCAAGAGATGAGGAAGGTAAGGTGACTTGGGTTTGGAGAGTGTCTGACTTGCCCCTAGATGAAGGTTCGTGGACTATCATGGCTAGAACAAACAGTTTTGTGAACGATATAGCAGAACAGCTAAGACTCTTTGGATATTTTTATTCTATTAAGGGAAGGACTCCCATTAAGTCTGAATACATCGAGGCCATGTCTATCTGGAAAGATTTACAATTAGGCTACTCTATACATGTGGATATGATAAAGAAGTTTTACAAGGCTGTTCCCAAGGTAAAAGATAAAGCAGTTGTTTCGAGGGGTTCTACTTCTTTGCTTGATATGTTACCACCAGATGCGGATGTAGATTATAACGGGTTGGTCAAAGACTTTGGTATGATTGCCCCTTTAGACCGAGATGCGAAGGATATTGTTAATCTTAGTGAAGACGAAAAGATATACATGTCCTCCATTGAACGAAGAGGGGAGAAAATTGAAGGGATTCCTAGAATTAAACTATCAACAATTCATGCCATGAAAGGTGGTGAAGATGACAACGTAGCCGTATACTTGGGGTCAACCCAAGCTTGTATGGAAGGTAAATATCCAGAAGATGAGCATCGAGTGTTTTATGTAGCAGTTACTCGAGCCAAACAAAATCTATATTTAATAGAGTCAGATAAAAAATACAGGTATATGATATGAAGAGAGATGATATTTTAAAAGAAGCAGAGAACCTTATCAATGGTGATCGTGCCAAAGATTACGGTGATGCTTACACAAACCATAAAAGAATTGCAGATATATGGTCTGTGGTTATGGGTAGAGAAGTCACAGTCAAGGAAGTAATTCTTTGTATGATTGGAATGAAGGTAGCTCGATTGGTTCACGATAGTAAGGAGGACTCCTGGATTGATATCTGTGGGTACGCAGGACTTGGTGGTGAAATAGATGGCAAGGGATAGAAAAGATAAAAGCACCATTGATTTCTATCATAGATATGACATTGATGTAATTGATAAGGATTGGAATATTCCTTGTGAGTATCCAGATCTCACACAGTACAAGCAAGTGGCAGTAGACCTAGAGACATGTGATCCAAATATTAAAAATGAAGGTCCGGGGTGGGCGAGGAAAGATGGTTTTATCGTAGGTATAGCTGTCGCAGCCGGAGATTACTATGGTTACTTTCCCATTCGTCATCAAAATGGACACAATTTAGATCCAAAGATTACGCTTCGTTGGTTCAAGAAACAAATGGAAACTCCACAAATAGATAAGATTATGCACAATGCTACCTATGATTTGGGTTGGCTCCGAGCCGAAGGGATCGAGGTGCAAGGTAGAATAATCGACACGATGATAACGGGTGCCGTGGTAGATGAGAATCGGTTTTCTTATAGCTTAGATAATCTAGGGAGAGATTGGATTAACATGCGTAAGGACGAAAAGTTACTACGTGCCACGGCTAAAGATTGGGGTGTGGATCCAAAGGCAGAGATGTATATTCTTCCACCTTCCAAGGTGGGTGCTTATGCGGAACAAGATGCCGTAATGACTTTGAAACTTTGGGAAAGATTAAGACAGGAAATTGAGAAACAGGATCTGTGGAATATATGGAAGTTAGAGACAAGTCTTATTCCTACCATGTTAGAGATGAAAACAAAGGGAGTACGAGTTGATTTGGATAAGGCAGATCAGATAGACATTGCTTTAAAAAAGAAAGTAGAAGAATTAAAGAAGTTTATAAAAAGCAAGTCGGGTATAGAGATTCAACCTTGGGCGAGTGATTCGGTTCGTCAAGTTTTTGAAAAGTTAGACTTGAAATACCCAAGGACAGAAGCATCTCCGTCAAAACCAGAAGGTTCTCCTTCTTTTACTAAACAGTTTTTATCTAATCATCCCCATGAAGTATGCCAGAGTATAGTTAAACTAAGGGAATTTGATAAGGCAGGGTCAACTTTTATTAAGACAATAAAGAAACATGCGTATAAAGGACGTATTCATGCAGAGTTTCACCAATTAAGAAGTGATGATGGTGGTACAGTAACCGGGAGATTCTCTTCTTCTAATCCAAACCTTCAACAGATTCCGGCTCGAGATCCCGAAATTAAGAAGATGATACGTGGATTGTTTATTCCAGATGAAGGAACTAGATGGGGATCGTTTGATTATTCGAGCCAAGAACCAAGGCTCTTGGTTCATTTCGCAGCGAGTCTTGGAAAATTAAAACATGCTATGGTTGATAATATTGTAGAAGAGTATCATAATGGTGATGTAGATTTGCATCAGATGGTAGCAGACTTTGCAGGCATAAGCAGAAAAGAAGCAAAGACCGTAAACCTTGGTATTATGTATGGAATGGGAAAGGCTAAACTTGCAAATCAGTTAGGTGTATCCGTGGAAGAAGCATCTGAGATATTGGTAACGCACAAGTCTAAAGTTCCTTTTGTAAAAGATCTGGCAGACATAGCATCAAAGCAGGCTTCTGAATATGGTGTGATACGGACACTGCTTGGAAGACGATGCCATTTTCATTTATGGGAACCTAAGTCTTTTGGTTATAAAAGACCATTACGATATGAAGAAGCAATGAAAGAGTATGGACAACCACTAAGGAGAGCTTTTGCTTACAAGGCTTTGAATAAATTGATTCAAGGTTCAGCGGCGGATCAGACGAAGAAAGCCATGGCAGATTGTTATAGAGAAGGACTTTTACCTATGCTTACAGTTCACGATGAGTTATGCTTTTCAGTAGAAAGTACGGAGCAGGCGAATAAGATAAAAGATATTATGGAAAATGGTTTGAACGACATATTAAAAGTTCCTTCAAAGGTAGACGATGTTCTCGTTAATAATTGGGGAGAAGTAGACTAATGGAATCTATGCAGGAAGAGTTAGATTGTCTTGGCTTAGACGACATGAATCCTATACAGGTTAAGGTTCTTATGGAATTTATAGGGTTAAGTCTTACTGCAGCCACCATGAGTAAGAACCCTCAAATGTTAGAAGATGTAAGAGAATGTGCCGATGATTTGGTAAGACTTCTAGGTGGAGAAGGTATAAGGATAGAGACTAAACACTAGACCCTATTTAATCTTTGTGCAATCTGCACGTTTAAAGGATTGTTACCCAAGAGAGATGGATCCATTGGAGCCTGGGTATTCCCTGCAAAATTCATATTAATGGGTGGTTGAGTTGTGGGTGTTTGGTTGCCTAAAGTTTTAAACCCAGGAGGTAGTGAGGATGTTTGGTTATCTAAAATTTTAAACCCAGGAGGTAATGTAGACGCAGGAACTTCACTTTGATCTTCATCATCAGGAATTAAAGACGTACCTCTCATTTGTTTTTGGATTTCTCTTATACTTTCACGAGCAGCATTGAATTGATCCATAACACCAGCATCTCTCATCTTCTTTATGTTATCTGTAGAAACGTCAAAAGGCATAAACTCCCCTCTGGCTATGTCTTTAAATCCACCAATCTGTGCTTTCTTTAATGCTCTCCTTATATCACTATCGCTTAAATTTAAAGTTTTAAAGTCTTCATACAATTGGTAAAATGCCCTGTCAGATATTAATTTAGCGTTGTTAGCTTCTTTAAAGCCATTAATTAATCCTTGAGCCGTTATATTTGCATCATCTGTTTTTTTGTTAAACATTCGTTTAGCATCTGTTCTACCTCTTTGCAAAGCTCTTGCGGCAAAACCTAGATTTCTAGTAGGATTAAATTCCTGTGTTGAGAACCCAGTCATTTGTCTAGAGATTTCCGCAGCAAAAGATCTTTCTCTTCCTAGTTTATCTTTTGGATTAACAAGACCAGATCCTACGTTTAAGTTTGGAAAAAGATTACCACCAAGAGCGCCTCTTAAAAATCTACTTGGTTCTAGTTCTCCTCCTGATACGTTTA